CAGTACATTCTCGTTCAGTCCTAAATCCTTAGCAATCTGACTTACCGGTTTTTCCCGCTTTTCAGCCAGCGCTACCGCCTCGGCTTTGAATTCCGCCGTGTAAACTCTTCGTTCTGTTCCCTTCTTCATCTGGTTCTCTCCTTACTGTTGTATACCCCGCTTAATTCTTTGTCCACCTGGCGGGGTCAGGGCCAACCGTTAATCCGAAGCCGAACGTAAAAAAGGCAAAACCAATGAGGGGGACAAAATGATTGTTAGAACGAAGGGCGGGGAATTTAGGGCGGGTGATGTTTCGGCGTTGCTTGGTTTTTTAGGAGTTAAAAAAAATACTGCGGGAATTCATAAAGTTACTGGTGATGTTGAATTACTTGCGGTGGCTCAATTTACCAACGAACAAGACCAAGAAGGAATTGCATGGACGCTTTCAACTTTTGACCTTGACCGTTTTGGGGAGCGGGTTGATCCTGCGGGGTGGGAGTTTTCGGGGTTCGCTAAAAATCCTGTTGTCCAGTGGGCGCATCGCTTTGATGTTCCGGCGATTGGCAAGATTGAGGGGCTTGCGATTGATGGGGATGGGCTTCATGGGGTGGTGCTGTTTAATGATAAGGCTTTTGATCCGTTCGGGTGGTCGATTGGGCAGCGGGTAAAAGCCGGGGTTATTCGGGCGGGTTCTGTGGGGTTTAGGGTTATGGAGATTGAAATTCCGTCAACGGCTGACAGCAGGGATGGAACGTCTTTGATTTTCCGTAAGCAAGAACTGTTGGAGTTTTCGATTTGCAATGTTCCGGCTAATCCGTTTGCTTTAGCCAAGGGCATTGAAGCGGCTGGAACGGTAGCATCACAAGAATTAAACTCCCCTGCTTTTTGGGGCGGTTTGATAAACAACTTTGAGGGGGCGTAAAGCTATGGACGAACTGCTAAAAGCCATACGGCAGAAATTGGGCGAGATGAAAAGGATTGAGCATACCGGATTTTCTGATCCGGCTAAGGCGGCGGAGTATTTCAAAGACAAGGAACTGCTTCTGGAAGAAATGGCGAAAACGCTGGAAACGGTTACGGCTAACCAGTCATCGCAGATTGCAGCTCTTGAAGGGACTATAAAAAGTTTGCGGGGGGAACTTAAAAATCAGGCGGCAAACCCCAGGGAACTTTCCCGGCGGGAATTGCTTTTTAATCTTGGAAAGGGGATTGCGGCGGCTTGGGGCGGGAACCATAAGGCGCTTGCTGATTTATCTTTTAGCCCTAACCTGAAATCGGATAACTGGACGAATCCCCGTGATGTTTTGTGGGGTGAAAAGGGTTGGCAGGTTCAAAAGGCTCCATTGGGTGAACCGATGGGAAACATGGCTACCAATGATCAGTACCTTATTAACCCGATTTATGAAACGGAGATTATGACCGATGCCGCCAAGAAAAGCGTGATGATGAACCTTGTACGGCATCGCCCAATGTTGGGGCCGTCTATCTTTCTGCCTACCAGAGATCGGGGCGGGGTTGAGCTTCACTGGCTTACTGCCTACGGTCAGCAGATTAAGGGGAGCAAGCCGAAGGGTGCGGAGCGTGTTGAATTAAAGGCGTATACGTTGGCGGGGTATATTCCGTGGTATGACGAGTTTGAGGAAGATGTATTTACCGACCTTGGGGCTATGTTTGTAGAGGAATTCATCAGCGTTTACGGACAGGAATTCGACAGGCAATGTTTGCTGGCTGATGATGATCCTTTCACTGGTGCTATGGCTGCCGATGGGATTGTTGAGGTTGCCATTCAGGGGGCTGATATTAACGCCCTGACATGGAAGGACTTTCGGGACGCTGTGTATAAAATCCCCGCCGAGGAACGGAAAGATTGTTGCTGGTTCTTGAATGAAACGGTGTTGAACCACATTGCAAATATCGAGGACAGTGAAGGCCGTCCGATTTGGCGGCGGCCTACTGAAGCTATGCCGGGGAAACTTGACTTGTACCCGTACCATGAGGTATCTATCCTTCCGCAGATTGCGGATATAAAAGCGGGGGAAGCGTTTGCTATCTTCATGAACCCGAAACGGATACAACACGGAAACCGCAAGGGGATTGAGATTAAAAAGTTTGACGGCACATCAGAGAGCATGGAGTACGGCGAGCTTTTTCTGCGATTCCGCAAGCGGGATGGGTTTCTGGTCGCAAGGCCGAAGGATAATATTGTTGTTCTGAAAACAAAGGCGTAAAGCAAAGAACAGAAAAACAGCCGTCCGGCTTTAATGTCCGGGCGGCTATTACGGCGGCAGTATGGATATGAAACAGTGTATGACATTGGGCAGTTTGTTTGACGGTATCGGCGGGTTTCCGCTTGCTGCTGTACGGGTGGGGATAAAGCCTGTGTGGGCAAGCGAAATTGAAAAAGCCCCGGTGAGTATTACAAAACGGCATTTTCCCGATATGCGGCATTTAGGAGATATTACAAAACTTGATGGAGGCGGGATTGAGCCTGTGGATATTATTACGTTCGGGTCTCCTTGTCAGGATTTGAGCATAACAGGCAGACGCGCGGGGCTTGGAGGCCAGCGGTCGGGGCTGTTTATGCAGGCGGTACGGATTGTAAAGGAAATGAGAAATGCGACACGAGAAAGTTATCCAGCAAGAATTGTTTGGGAAAATGTCCCCGGAGCTTTCAGCACGAACGGCGGCGGGGATTTTCAAACGGTCATTGAGGAAATCGCGCGGATTGCCGAGGCGGGTGTTTCAATTCCTCGACCTGCGGCCGGGTGGCTTTCTGCTGGAGCCGTTATGGGAGATTGTTGGTCGCTGGCCTGGCGGGTGCTTGACGCTCAATACTGGGGAGTACCCCAGCATCGCCGCCGTATCTTCCTTGTCGCAGATTTTACAGGAAGATGTGCCGGGGAAATACTTTTTAAGCCGGAAAGCGGGACAGGGGATTTTGAAGCGGGCGAAAAAAAGAGGGAAGGCGCTGCCGGAAATTTTGGAAGCGGCTCTGAACAATACGTTGTAGATATAAGACATTCCAGTGACCGAATCCAAATGAACCCGGAAACAGCCGTGACGCTGTTGAGTCAGGGGGACGGGGACGGTGCGAAAACGGGGCTTTACTGTCTGCCTGTGGCGTACTGCATTGTTGGGAACACTATTGACAGAACGGCAAAATCTGGCGGGAACGGGATCGGGGTGAAGGAAGAAATAAGCTACACGCTAAACACAATGGACAGGCACGCCGTGGCGGTTCCGTTTATCCGCAGCAAGTATGGCGAATACGCGCAGGGAATGGTCGGAAAAGCTTTGATGGCAAGCGATGATATTACGACAAGCGATCTCATCGCTTCGCCGTATGCTGTCCGCAGGCTTACGCCTTTGGAGTGCGAACGGCTGCAGGGCTACCCTGACGGCTGGACGGAATACGGTCATGACGGCAAGCAGATTTCTGATAGTCAACGGTATAAGGCTTTGGGTAATAGTGTTGCTGTACCGTGCGTTGTCTATGTTTTGTCCGAAACAAGAAAGAGCATAAAGCCAAAAAGAGATTAGCGGCTGGACTTGCATTGTTCTTTGACAACTTTGAGGGAAGGATCACAAATTATTTTGGTAAAAAATGCCGTCCGGCAATTTTTACCGGGCGGCTTTTTGTTTTAACGGTTAGGCTTTTGGGTTTTTGAAATGATGCGGGTAGCTTTCATGCAGGGCGGCTTCTATGCTCTGTTCTTCAAAGTGATAGTCTATATTCATAATTGGGATGGGGAGGATTTCCGCAAGGCTTATATAACCCCATTCTGCATTTTGTAAATCGCCGTTCAGGATAACAAAACCGAACATTAAGCTTTCTTCTTGATCGTACTCGCAGATATACATATCTGTACCGCCATAGAAATAGTGAAAGATTGCGGGGTGTTCCTTCATGCCGTCTGTTTCATAGCGTTTTGGGCATTTTGCAAGTTGCGTTTCAAGGCGTTCTATTTCTGCGGCGAACGCATGGAGGTTTTTCTTTGTTACCGCAAGCTGGTTGTAAGGAATAATAGCGGCTACTGCGGGGGGTATCGTTGTTATGGTTTTCATTCTCGTTTCTCCTTGGTAAAATTCCCCGGCACAAGCCGGGGGAGGTGAACTTAACCGACCATTTTATAGGCTGCTTTTTTCTTCTCTTTTTCCTTTTCGTCTTTTTCAATTTTTTGGCTGCCCTTTTCTGCCCTGATGTCGTCAAGGGTCTTTTTGGTTGCCCTGCCTTTTTTGAAGCCGCCGGAATACACCCATGCTTTGTGCTTACCAGTGAACCAGAAGCCAA